TACCTGTCTTCAAATCTTTAACTACTGTCTTGGCATTTGCTCCTAAGATTCCCATGATAACAGGAACTTGTTGGTCTGCACCATCTAAAAAGAAACCAAATACAAACATTCCCTGTTTAATACCAGGAGTCTGACGTGAACCTCCAAGACCACCACCCCACACAGAGTACATTACTTGAGCCCAAGGTAAATTTTCAGATGATACTGAAGATTCCTCTTGATCATGACAACCCATGATCCTTACTTTATATCTGTATCCCCATGCAGGAGTTTCTTCTTTAGGGTCTTCAACTTTTTTAGGATTTTGATTCTCACGCCAGGTTCTATCATCGGCCACTTGACCGATCCACCAAAGAAATTTGGATCCTAGAAAACCTGAATTAAATAAATTACCTTCCATTCTTAATCGTCGTAGACTCTACACTCAAATGAATCTGGATGATTGTCACAATACACTTCTAAATGTTGATCTTCATGTCGTGTGTGCCAATCATTTATCTTTGCACCCCCTAAATTTTCTTCATTCTCTTCATGATCATGAAATGCTTCATTGTGAAGTTTTAAATCTTCTTCAGAATACTCCAACATACCATGATTGACATGCTCTTTACCATCTTTAGGATCAATGTTTGCATGGCTTAAATCTTGATTTGGAATTTTAGTAGTCATAATAGATTTTAGAAATCTCCTTGTTATTTATTAGGTAGATGCTTATTCTGCTACTCTACCAAAGGAATCCCTGACAACATTTAACTTTGTATAGGTTTCTTTGGAAGTAACATAATGGCATAAGTCAGCTATAATATATTTACCACCAGTTTCTGTATTCATTTCATCATCTGTTTCTGCCTTGACTGATGGAGTATCGATATAGATAGCATCTCCTGCATGTAATTCAAAATCTCCACCAAGAGTAATCGACATCTGTTGTTGAAACATTTGATTGTATCTACGAATCCCCTGATTAAGTACAGTCTGTGCTTCAAAATTAGGTTCTTCATTCTTATCAACCTGTTCTTCAACATCTTTACCTGATGGAAGAGTTCCTGTATCAATTAACATAAATGTTGTACGTGTAAAGTTCTCTTCATTACTTGGGTTTTTAAATTTCTTATTGAATGTTGGAAGTTTCTCACCTCCACCTGTTGTTCCTCCTTCAGTTTCTTCTGCTGTTTGTGGAACAACTTCATAGAAACAATCAAAAGGATTAAAGACTACTAACTTGGTTCCATATGCTCCCATCCTAATTTTATTCTGATAGTCAATACGATTGTCAGTTGTTTGTTCTAATATTTTTCCATCATAACCTTCAGGAATTCCTTTACCATCATCAGTACCATTATAAATGAATTTTTTCTTTGAGTCTTGTGCAAACAAACTATCAATTGATTTAAACTTAAACCCTTCAGAAGTCTCCCAGAAAAAGAATCCAGCAGTAGATCCAGACTCACCATCCTTGGAAGGAACACCAAACTTCGACAACCAATTCATAGTATAGTATGGTTTCTTATTATTGCCAACAAAATTATAATTGTTAGAAGTCTCTTCTATATCTAATTCCTTCTCTGTATTTAAAAAGTTCTCTAATATATTTGTAATATGATCAGAAAGTTTTCCATCCATTCTTACATTAATAGTAGATCCTCCTTCTTCATTACGAATAAACTCTTCACTAACTAAATTCAAAGTAACTACTGACTTTGCAGTATCAACTGTTCTTGGTGTTACCTTATTAACAATTAAAGTATTTTTATTATCTTCAAAAAACTGAAGTTTAATTCCTTGATTATCTTCAAACTCTAATTCAAAATCTTCTGTCCCTACTATAGGCAAACCCTCCATGACAGACTTTCCTTTAACACTATTACCTGTATCAGTAAAAATAAAATCTACTTTAACAGAGTCTTGAAGAATACTTTCATAGTACATCAGACTAACAAAACCATTCACCAAACTGGCAGTCGTGCCACCTTCATTAGATTTTATTTCTGCTTTAGATACCTGTGCTGGTACGGTACTTCTAGATCCTGATGCTGTCATTTTATTACCTCCTATACTTATTTAAACAAGTCCACCAACATAAAGAACTTCAAAAGGATCTTCTCCTCCACCAGAACCTCCTCCTCCTTCTAAACCACCACCTTGATCAACTGGTAATATTGCAGGTGGAAGAGGAAGCATTGCAGTCTGTGGTGCTTGAGAATCATATGATGGATAATCATTTAACGAACCAGACTTATCTTCAGGAGATTTATTTGCTATAGAATCTGTCTTACCGTCAAGAGATTTAGCCATAAATGCTTCAATCTTTGAAGTTAAATCTGTCTTTTGTTTTTCTTTAAGTGCTGCTGCTTCTTTCTTTTTCTGCTCTTCTTTTGCATGTTTCTCTTCAGATTTAAATTTTAGATAAGATATAAGTTTCTTTTGATTTAATCCCTTATCTTCTTTCTTCTTACCATCATCTCCTTTAACATCTTTAGCAGTACCTTCTGGTGGTGCACTTTTATCCTTACCACCAAAGAATGACTTGGCAACATGTGGAATAAGGAAAGGGAGACCAGGAGGAGTGAACAATAAAAGATTAGGAATCTTTGTCAACTTACCATCTTCAACGTAATTATTAAGACCAGGAACTGCTTGAGCAAAGAACCCTAAAAACTCCTGTAATGATGGAAGACTATTCAATACACCTTTAACATTCCAATCAGTAAACGGAACTCCTAAACCAAGTATAGCCTTACCACCAGGAACCTTCTCTAATACACTTGCAAGTATACCACCTGGTTTAATATCTGGTATAGGTATGGTTGGGAAATCTTCAAGGAAAGTTGAAAGTCCATTCTTAATAAAATCAACTATCGCTCCACCAATATTAAGTGCTTTCTTAAATACATCCCCAACCAACTTCTTCAACTTGCCCATGATAGAGGCCAATCCACCACCAAATATCAAATCATAAAGCATATCACCTACAAAGACACCAATCAATTCTCCAAGCATGACCATAGCTGGTGATACCAATGCACCAATACCAACAGTAGCAGTAGTTACACCAGCAGCAAGAGCACCACCAAGGAAACCACCTAGTGCTGCACCAACCATTTTAAAGATTGCTTTTCCTGCACCTTCTCCTGATAGTAAGGATACTATTCCAACAATAAGAGGGCCTACAATAGGAACTCTTCCAAAGAATTTTGAAACGAATGGTTTAGCTGCCTTAAATCCAGGAGTAATAACCTTTGCTGCCTTACCAAATAACTTTAGAGCAAATCCACCAATCTTTTGTGCTCCTTTTATCGCTCCTTTTTTTAATCCACCTGTTATTGTTTTCTTTAATCCTTTTTTTCCTACACTTTTAAGAAATTTTCTACCACCACGTCCTATTAGTCTTCCAATTTTAGCCTTACCCCTCCTGACTGCATTCTTAACACCAGGAATTTCCAGTAGTCGTTTAGTAATTCTTTTAGTAATATTTTTAGCAAAGTTACGCAACCACTTAAACTTTAATAAGGCCATTACTCCCATAATAGCCACATTCATAAAGTTATTCAAGACAGCCATCAAGTTATCAAAAACTTTTAATCCAGCCTCACCAAAAATATTTTTCACCATTCCTCTCAAACCATCATAAAGTTTATACATCCAATCTATTAACGTCATGGCAGCATTAGCCAACCATCCTACAACTTGTACTAACCCATCAAAAGCCGTTCCAAGAGCAGGAAGTATTGGTTTTATGACTGGCAATAATTTAAATAAACTAATCATTACAACACCAAAGATCAGTCTATTCAACCAACCCATCACACCTTCAGCCTTTTTCCCTATAGTTTTTCCTACTCCTTTAGCAGCTCCCTTTAATCCTTCTCTTAATTTTTCTTTTGCACTTCTTTTCTTCTTTTCTTTTGCTTTCCTCTCTTTCTTTTTTCTTATCTCATCTAATGCAAGACTTCCCTTTAAGATAGTATCAACATCAATTAATTTACTAGCAATAACACTAATATTCTGTACAGATTCTTGCGAAAATGTATTTGCTTTAGAAGCACGGGGTAAAAGTTTTTTGGTATCTATCTTTGACATTATCTACTGATACCCAATACTTTTATTTTCTGTTTAGATAACTTTGCACCAGCACTAAAACTAGGAACCTTTCCACCAGGATTTCCAGTAGAACCACCACCACCTCCACCTTGTGCTCCTGCTTTAGCCGCTGCATAAGCAACTGTTGTTGTAGGTTTAGTAGGAGCATCTGGAGTTGCTGTTCCCTTCTGGTTACCTGATAGTTGAAGTTTATCATCAATTATATTCTCAACACCACTCACCAATAGTCCAGTAGCTTTTGCTAGAGGTTTACCAACAATAGGAAGTGAAGATACTGCAGCCATAAATCCAGCAAGAGGATCACCTCCTCCACCACCAGAATCTTTAGGTTCAGAAACAACACCACCTTCAGGTTTATAATTACCATCATAGATTGAATAGTTAAATCTCTTTTGTAAATCTGCAATTGCTTCCTTCAAATCTAAATCTGGTTCCTTTTTCTTCATCATATCTCCTACTTTACCCATACCTTTACCAATCAAATTACCTATACCCTTTGCTAACATTACTGCTGGATGCTTTTCTGCAACTGACATTAATGCACCACCAATTCCACCCATTCCTGGTGGTTGACCAGTAACTAAAGGTTCAATACGTTTTGCTAACTTACCTGTTTCTTTATTGAGTTCAGGAGCCTGTTTCTTCTTATCTTCTTCTGGAGGTAAAACTTCTCCACCACCAGAATATCCACGAACCAGAGGAGTTTGAGGCATTACAGGCCCACCACCCTTCATAGCCTTAACAGGAGGAGTAACTTCTTCTGGTTTATTTGTACCACCAGCAGCAGCATTCATACCCTCTAATGTATCAATACCATACTGTTCTACAGCACCCTTGGACATAACAAACTCACCAGGAGTTAGCATTGCAGGAACTGTATCCTTATTTCCTTGACCAGGAACTTCACCACCCTTATTGAAGTTCTTCTTCTCCATCAACTGATTAAGGTTTTTCTGTTCACCTTCTGATAAATCGTCAAAATTTCTTGGAGTAACCGTAGATCCAATATCTTCTTCAGTAAATGTTTCTGATGATGTTTCTGTACCTTCTCCCTTCAATGCTTTATCAGCCTCTTTCTCACCCTTTGCTGCTTCCTTATTAACATCCTTCGTAAATCCAAACAGTTGTTTTATTGAATTTGTAATCTTTGGAATAAATCCGACCACCAATGCAGTTACTCCTATAATAATTCCCCCTGGCCCTAACATCGACCCCGCAAATAATAATATACCAGTTAGTATTGCAGGCCACCAATCCTTAATGAATCTAAAAAGACTAGAAACTTTCTTTGCATTAGAAGGATCACTAAACCATTTAATAAACATCATTATTGCCTTGGCAGCAAAGAATTTAAACAACCATTCTTTAATCTGATCAAAAGCATTTGTAACAGGTGCAAGCATTTTGGCACCTGCCTTTTGAAGACCTTTACCTATACTACTACCACCTTCTCTAGAACTCTCTTTATCATCTCTCGCATCTTGTTCAACATCTATATCAATATCATCTTGTTGATCTTTATCCAATTCCTGCTGATCTAATAGAGTCTGATGAATAGAAGTAACCGAATCAGTAATACTCTGTATACTTTCATTCAATGGACTATTAACAGGTTCTAAACCCTTAATTTTTTCTCCTACATTTAATTTCCCTGCCTTTAATATATTTTTTAATAGTGTAATCTTTCTTGAATTATTCTCTACTCTTCTTTCTATACCAAGAAGTCTTGCTTCAGCCCTCTTTGCTGCTTTTCTATCTGCTATCCCTTTATCTTTTGCATCTATCTCTGCCTTTATCTGTTCATAAGATTTAGCATCTGATCTTCTCTTTCTTGTATGTTTTAATTTACCACCACTCTTCTCTACTTCTCTATCTGCTTTTAAATCTTTTATTGCGTTTGTTAGTTGCTGTACTCTAGGATCTTTTGGGTTTTTTATTTTAAGTGAATTAAGACTTTCCTTTAACGCACGAAGTTGACCCGTGTAAGATTCAAGATCAACGGGTTGATATCCAAAATCATTAATAAGCACTTGCTTAATTTCTTTTACATTTGGTTTAGGCATGCTTACGTGATTGCTGTTCTTGTTTTAATCTTTCCTCTTCAAGATGCTGTTGAAGAAGAGCAACATAAATGTCCCGTTCCCACGGAATCATATTTTCAATCTCTGTCAGGCTATATTTATGGTACTGCATTAGAGAAAAATTTAATTTAAAATAATTCTCCAGATCCATATGGATCATACCTATGCGAAAAAAGACGCTAAACCCTCCAATACTACTTCACTTTCAACTTGGGTATTAGGATTAGTTACCTTGATTTTATGAGATAATTTTGGCATTGTCTCAAAGAACTTTTCAATCTCTTTGAACTGTGAAGAATTCATAGACTCAAGGAAGTCACTCATTTCTTTCTTTGTACAATCTTCTGTTGCCCAAACTTCTTCTTCATTATAAATTTTATCAATACACTGGGCAATCAAATCAAATGATTGTTCCATCTGATTTTGCTCTTGCATATCAAAGTTACTCTTAATAAATTCATCCAAAGATGGATACTTCATTTCCATAATAAGATTTGAATCAAGTTGAATCTTATTTGTATGATCTGGATTCTTATGACATTTAATATCATCTAAATTAATATTAACTTTCACTTCTGTCACCTTATCATCAGGACAAATAATATTAACATCAAGATCTTCTCCTACAGATTTACCTCTAATATTAAGGAACAGATATTCAATATCAAATGTAGGAAGTGCTTCAACTTTAACACCTCTTGTTTTAATACATGCTTTAATCACTGCTTTAATAGCAGTTGTTATTTGTTTTGTGTCTTCGCTTTCTAATGCGATAACAAGAAGTTTTTCTTCTTTAACTAGGAATGGTCTGTACTGAACAGTCTTTCCTGATGATGGCAACTCAAGTTCATAAGTTGGGGTGGCAATTTTTGGTAAAGGCATAATCTATAATTTCAGATCGTATATTTATATATAAGGGTTTTTAAAAAGTCATGCAATCATAGTACTTGGAGTAGAACTAGGATTTTGTTTTTCTATAATCATTCTCATTATCTCAGAATCAGACTCATTTCCAGTTAATCTTAAATCAAATAAGTTATTACCAGATTTCTTCGAAGGTAATAAAGGTACACCACCTGCAGTGAATGAATTAGCAACATTATTAAAGTTTGCTTGTGTAGTTGGATTTATAAACTGTGCGTCACTAGTATATGAGTCAATATAATATCTACTATATGCAAATGATACATTACACTTTAATAAATCAGAAGAATCATATGTCACTGGCATAGAAGAAATTGCTAGTGGAAATGCATTAACAAACTTATATGTAAGTGGTTTTACTTTTTTCTTTGATTGCATATTCTTTTCAAATTTAGTAACCTCCAAAGGGCCTTTATAAGTATTTGGAAACTTCATCCTATAAAAATAATTTTCTTTTTCAGTTTCTGAAGAAAGAACTTTACTATTATCACCATCTGCTCTTCCAGTATTAGTAATATAATTCAACCATGCTTCAAAAAATCTGATAGGTA